CGCCACATAAGCCACCATCGCCACAGAAGCGAAATAAGCCACCTGTGGGGCATTAAAAAAGACCCCGTGGGCAACAACACCACACAGGGTCTTACAAGGGCACAGGGCTTATTCTATAAGGTGAAGCCGTTGCGCAAAATGTTTATAATAGTGTTAACATCGTCAGTCAACATGTTAGTGGTGTCTGCGAATTTAACATTCACCATCTTTGTGAAGCCTGAAACGTCTTTGACCTTAGTAAGACGTGAAGAAGCTGTTTCAACGCCTGTACTTGTGATAGTCTTCTTTTGCAGAACGATGTAAGGTGTCAGACCCATCAGGTAGGTTGAATCGAACTTAGAACCGCCGATAATCTGAATCTGCTGTTTCTGTGTCCTGAAAAGAACATCGCTGCACGGTTCGACTTCTTTCGTCCATACGATTCTGTCGTCACAGGTCATAACATATACACCACCGCCACCGAGTAAATTGACCCTCAGTTCAAGTTCAACGGTGTGCCCTATCAGGTCAACAGGCAACGATTCAAGACCGATGAAAGGTACAAACAGGCTCAACTCTGTGTCATAGTCTGCTGTGCTCTGTGTCACGTTTGGAATCTCAACAGAACCGAATGAAAGAACCTTTGAATCAGAAGCCAAGTTATAAACGGTCGTATCAACCATAAAGTTACCACACATCAGCTTCGATGAAGACCCCTTGTCAACCTGAAAGAAGAATCTTTTTACCTTGTTGATATAGTCGCCAAGGTCGTAAGAAATCGGGTCTTCTTTGGTGCTTCCAACATCGCCTGTATATTGAACAAATCGGGCGGTCGCAAAGTCTTCAAGATTCTTTTCGTTCAACACATAAGCATTGATGAATCCATACTTCTTTGTCGGTGTTGACTGTGGATGAGCCACACCGTCCACTATGATGTGCCAATCGTCACGGTCTTCACTTCCAACTGTTGGCGTTATTGTACCTGTTGCGGTCAACTTGTCTTCACTTATAGTCATAGGTACAACATACATAGGCGCAAACGTTGAATAGCCTGTAAGTTTACACTTGTCAGGTTCATCAAAAACGTTACCGCTATCAGCATTTAACGTGATCGTAAGCGGTTCACCAACGAAACAGTATGTCGGCTGTGATACAGGTGTGCAACCTGACAGGTTGTAATCTATGCGCATAGCATTTTTAGATTCACCTGAGATTACAACAGGGCTGTTGAAGTCAACGTCAGGCAAAGTCACAGAAGCGTTTGACGAAACATTGTTTTGGTCTTTAACTTCATCGACAACAACGTTAACAGTTACAGGTACGTTCTTACTGCTTCCATCTGTTGCAACGTATGCACAGGACACATTCAGCATCACCTTACTTGAAGACAGGTTCACAGTCACAGAATGACCGTCAACTGTGTGTGATTCCGTTGAATCAGGCACATTGTTGGTTACTGTCGGCTCTGTAGGTGCAACAGGTTTCGGTTTCGTATTACCGTCCAAAGACACAATATATTTCAGGTCTGAAATCTCAGCAGTCGCCACCGTATTCGTTTCGTTCACAGTAGTTGAAACTGTCGTCTGCTGTCCTGATGTGTTGACGTATGTAACCGTAGGCACACCGTCAAAGACAAGACCATCGTTACAGGTAATCGTTACAGTTGTGGATTCTGCGAAAGGGTCTTCTTCTGATGTGTAGGTAGTACCTGAGATATTATTCTGCGGCTCTGGAATCACTTCTTTGGTGTGGCCGCCCAAGGTAGCATAACCACCGTAAGAAGCTGTCGCAAGACTGAATGTGGCAACGTTACCTGAAACGGTCATATTTTCCGTTGTGGAATCTGCGAAAGGGTCTTCAGGGTCTGCACCATAAGTTACGGTCGGCACACCGTCAAAGGTGAATCCGTCATCACAGGTCAACGTTATCACGGTATTGCTTCCACTTGTCTTTGTCTTGTATGTGGTATGTGCAACGTTGTTGGTTACGCTTAATGTAGGCACAGGTGCTGGACTTCCACCACTTGCTTTTACATAGCAGTCGGCCGGGCCTGTATATTCTGTCGGAAAACTGAATCTTCTGTGAAGAAACGTACCGTCACTTGTTATTCCCGATTTTTCGCCATTAATAACAAGTTGGTCTTCTTCTGGCGAAACCTTTGTAAGGTTCATGTAAACACTAATCCATCTGTCGTTATAGAACATTTCCATTTTACAGGCGGTATCGTTTTCCACGAAAGTGCAACCGTTAACGGCTTCCGCTTTTATATGACACCACGTTGCACCGTCATTATAAAACGTCGTGTCAGAACCTACGTCAGTACATCTTTCAAAGTTATAATTGATATTGTATGTAGCTGCCATTATCTATTACCTTTAATTGTTATCATAACTATTGAACCGTCTTCACTCAGTTCATTCAGTGGAAACGGAATCTTCTGCTTCTGCGTCCTTACATCACAGACAGGCTTGTAATCGCCATCATACTTGTTAGGTGTGTCTGTGGCGTAAATCTCGCCTGTAGCTTCAAGAATCTGTTCCTTGAATGTCATCAGGGAATCACAGGACAAAGACAGAATAGCTTTGTCACCGTCATATCTTACGGAATCTATAAAGTAATAACGCCCTATGGATTCAACGTAGCACATCGTGAAGCCCTTGACTTCACCGCGAACACAAATCTCAGGTGTGAAGAAATCCATTTCGGAAATCTTGCCTGTGATAGTAACAGGGTCGCCAAGAACCTTGTTTATCTTATTGCGTTCACCATTGTATTTATAAAACAGAATATCCATACTATTGTACCGTTATAGTTACAGAACCATTTAAATTAATGATTCCCTGAATTATTGCGTCCACGTTCTGGAATGTGTACTTAGACTTTGATACAGAACCTTTCGCAAGATTACGTCCCACCAAGATGCAACCTTTGGTGTCCTTTGGGTAGTTACCGGGGTGAATCATTATGCCTGTGCGTCCGTTGACTTCCAACAGGAACGGCATCTTTCGCCCGAACATGTTTGAATAGATATAGCCTATTCTGTACGTACCTTTGTCTATGCAAGGGTGGTTCACATTCTTAGGCGGTTCAAGAGTATCGCATAAGTAAGTATCACCATCATACAGCTTACCAATAGTGTAGTGCTCATTCTGAAAAATTCTTTTTAGTACTAACATAACAAGTCGAATTTAAAGTAAAAACGGTGGCACACCGTAATAATGTACCACCGTCCAAAATTAGGCAACAAAGAACACAACAAAGTTTTCGTTTGTGTCGTTGAAGTAACCGGCATCGAACTTGTAATAGTTGTTGAAGAACTCTGCCTTTGCGTTGTAGTTGGTGGTTACTCGCTTGTCAAGGTTGCAAACACCAAGGGCATCACGGTCGAACATCACACCGAGCACACCACCGATGGAAATCTCGTGGTTTCCGCTTGTATTGATGTTGATAGCAGAAGTATGAGCAAAGCCGTAATCCTGTCCACTACCTTGCCAAGATGCAACAGTCTCAGCGTTTGGCAACAGAACCTGTTCCATGTTCTTTGTGTCGGCATACAAGTAAGCCTGTGCGCCCTTTGCGAAATCAGACAACAGGACTGTGTGAAGTGAATCCTTTGGAGTGAAACGCTCCTTGCCACCAACGTTGAAGAGTGTAGAGATAGACTGCAAACGGTCTGCGTACAAGCCCATCTGATAAGATGCAAAGCGAATGAAGTCGCCATCGGTCAAACACTTGTCTGTGGTCAACTTTGTGCCCTTTGTTTTGTTGTAGAGATACAACAGGTTCACGCAACGTACAGTAGATGCAGAAGCATAGTCAAGTGGTTTACTTGACGGTGTGAATTTGGCTGCATCTGCAAACAGGGTCTCACCAATCATGTTGTTGATTGTGCGCATGATGAGTGCATCGGTCTTGATAGTCATAGACTTCTCAACTGCTGAGTAAATCATAGACAAGAAGCCGTTCAACTGTGCTGCGCTGCTGAAAGATTCCTTCACCTGACGTTCTGTGATAGAAACAGGCACTTCAAAAGTAACCTTTGAGTTGAAGAACTTAGCAGACACAACAGGCTTGTGGAAAATGTCCTGTTTGTACTCTGTACCGTCTGTGAGATTCCAAGTGTCGTTTTCTGTAGCTTCTGGAATCTCTGCTGAAATCTTTTCAAGCACAGAACCGAACTCCCAAGCATCCATCAGGACAGACGGAATCTTACCTGCATAAGGGCGGTTAACGAAAATCACCTTGCCGATGTGGTTTACAAGTGACTTCACGTAGTTATCAACTGCACCCAGATTGAACACTTCGTTACCAAGGTCAACAACACCTGTGAGGTCTTCTTTAACGATGTCGGTCTTACCGAGTACCTCATCACTTACTGAATTAATCAGTTCATAAATTTGTTTTACTTCCATAATTTAAAATAATTAATTATTATAAATACTTAATGTTAAATAGCTAACTAAACTTTTAATGATGTCTTCACGTACATTCATCAGTCTGGCACGATATTCGTCAAGCATAGCCTGTGTTACGTTACCGTTGAAGCCTGTACGTTCTGACGTACCTGATTCCGTTTCTGTGCGGTTTTTGGCGTTTGACTTGTCTTCTTTGGAATCTTCATTGAAGCCTGTATCGTTGAATGCTTTTTCGCTCTTAGTGATACCGTCTGTGTTTGATTCCTGTACCGTCACCGTCCTGTTGGTCGATGTGCTTTGAAGCACAGGTTTCAGGAAATCATACTTCTTATTGAAGACCTCAAATTGACTTTTGAACGTATCAACGCACATGTCAAGAATCGCACCTGTATAGTCCTTGCAGTTGGTTTCATTGAATGAATCAAGAACCGTCCTGTTACCGAACTTCACCAAAGAAAAGGTATCGGCATTTATTGCATCACCGAATATCTCATCGTAAATTTCTGGGTATCTCTGTTTAAAGATGACCCCAAAAAGTTTATTATCACCTATGAATAATTCTTTGAATAACATAGTCAATACGAATTAAGTTTCTTTTGTTTCTTCTTTTTCTTCTGTTTCAGAAGTTTCTTTGGTTTCTTCTGTTTCAGAAGTTTCTTCTGTTTCGGTCGTTTCTTTGGTTTCAGTTGTTTCTTCTGTTTCCTCAGTTTCAACCTTTTCTATGTCCTTAGACAAAGCCAAGAAGTTTTCATGTTCCAACTTCCAAGAAGAATTTAAGTCAACCCTGATGTCAGTCCCGAACATGTCATTCACCTGTGCGAGTGCTTCACGTCTGCTGTTGAGCATATTTTCAACGTATGGCAGAAGAACGTCCACGTTCATAGAAACCTCACCGAGATTCAGGCGTTCACGCTTCATGTTGTAGTTGGCGTTCAAGCCAAGTTCGTTGAGCATTGAAGCCCGGTAGTACTGCACAAGTTCAACAAGTTGTGTGATGTACTGGCTGTTTGAAACGTTTGCGGTCTGCATCGAAACACCCTTGAAGAAACTGTTTTCACCGATTACTGAAAAGTCACCGTTTAGAATCTTTTTCAGGAACTCGTCTGCACTCTGTTTGGTCTTGTCGTCAGAAGCACTTATCAGCATAGTGATTCTTGTCAGAATCGAAGCTGTGTTCAACGAAATAAGACCGTCTGTGTAAAGAACCGCATATTTGCCTATGATAGGCAACAGGCTTTGACCGTTGGTGTCGTTTTCCATCAGGACACAATCAGAACCGATTCTGAATGTCTTGTTCAACTTCAACCAAGGATTTGCCACGATGTAATCAAGTGGTCGTCCGTATGCGTCCTGTTCACCACCTGTCGAACCGCCAAGGGCATACAGGGAATCGCCAACCTTTGCTATGGCACAGTTACCGGATTCCTGTAACAGGCGTTCAAGTTCAACCTGTGGAATCGTTTCAGGCAGACCGTCATACTTGAACATCGACTGAGTGATAGCCAGAGTATGCTCCATAAAAGACGTTACAGCTACGTCCTTTGTCTTCACCTGTGCCTGATATTTACTGTATATGTTATCTAACTTCTTCATTTTACCAAAGTTTTAATTAATGTGCAAAGTTCCGTCAAAACTTTCGTGTTTGCTTCAACTGTTGCATTCAACTTGTCAGTTTCTTCTTTGTGCTTGTCTTCCTGTTTAATCATAAAATAAAACAGGGCGACACAGACAGCTATCGGAAAGCCAACGTTGCTGATTAATGATGTAACTTCGTCCATATTCATAAATATATTATTTTTAAATTTTTTGCAAAGATACGAATAAATATTCGTATCTCCGCACGATTTACATTATTTAACACTTAAAATGTTATTCTTTGTACTTGTCATAATATAATTACGAACAATTTCACCGATTTCGTTGTTCTGATAGAACACCTTGTCGGTCACAAAGAAGCGTGAAACCTTTGCTTCAAGTTCGGTTGCAGAACTAATCAGCTTTCGCTTGTAGTTCGGTCTTCCGTTCATCGTAAGCGAATAAATCAGGCTGTTTTCTGTGTCCTTGATAGGCGTGGTCTTTGCGTGAATGTATGTGAAGCACTCATCGTCAACCTGAATGATGTTTGCCTGTAATACCGTACCGTTGAACTCTATGAAGTAAGTAAACAGAACGTCTTTCGGCTTGTACTTACGTGGCAAGTGAGGGTATGCTGCCAACTCCCATTTACCGCCCGTAATCATCTGCAAAGCCTCATTCCCGAAACAGAAGTACTTGTTTGACGGCTTTTCCTTTTCCAAGGTGTCGCAATACTCAACCGCCACCGTTGCACCGTCTTCACCGAAACGATACAGGTCGATGTTTCCCTGTGGCATGTTCTGAATGTTGTCAAGACCCATTTCACCAAAGTAAGGACAGAACTTGTTTACCGTATTACCGAGCATAAAGACCCTGACGTTTGAACGGTTTCTGATGATAGTACTTAGAACGTTCATAAACAGCATAAACTCATCAGGCAAGTAATAACGTCTTGTGATAAACTCATCGAACACCACCGTAGTTATCATCGGGTAGCTTGTTGACTTATCGTGTTCCTGTTCTGAAAGACAGAAGCCATAACAGAACGGCTTATCGTCAGGGAATCGTTTTCCCTTGTCACGGTCGTAGTAAGACAAGAACCATTTACCCGAAAGATAGAAAACTTCGTTGTACTTACCTTTCGTTACCTGTGACACAAAGCCGTTGGCAACGTGACCTGAGAAAAGTGATTCTGCACGTTTTCCCCTCAAGTCTTCACGCCATCGTCTGATGTATGCACTCTGTTCGCCTGTTTCAACGTAGTTGATAATCATGTAAGCCAAACAGGCATAAGTCTTACCGTTTGAACGTTCACCGAAAATGATATTGTAATCGGCATTCTTTTCCAAGATTCCAGATAAACTGTAATACTTTGGTTTTTTACTTTTTCCAAACATAACTATTAATCTTTAAATTTAATACCCATTAAAAAGTTCAAATACATAACAGAAAGCGAAAGCGAATAACCTGTTGCTTCAAGATGCACGCCTGACAGTTCGTGGAACTCACAGGCTTCACCAAGGTAATCAGTCAACACTCCCTGTTGCTCATAGTCGATGTAGGTGTGAATGTTCTTGCCTGTCGCCTGTGGCGGTATAGACAAATAGTTGGTAAACGCTTCAAAGATTCCGTCCTGTCCGTAAGTTTCAAGAAGCCACGGAACTGCACTTTTCTTGTTCACACCGCTAACCGTAAGAGATACCGGGTAACTTTTACCGCCAACGGTCAAAGCGTCTTCTTCTTCAACCATATATCGCTTTGCGCCAAGGGTCTTGAATCGACTGTAAACACCCTCAAAGTCCCAAACGCCCATCAACTTGTTTATGCCCTTGATAGTCTTAGGCTCAAACAGTTCAAAGTCTATTTTATGATGCTTTGCAGCCTGTCTTAGCTTATATTCCACCATATTGTTGTATTCCTTGAAGTACTGTTCGTGTGCCTGTCCGTTCTTCAACTTCACGGAATCGGTGTCTGAATAGATGTAATCGTCACCACATTCATAGATGCCTGTAAACAGGTTTCTTCTTGCATAAGCGGTTACGAAGACACCCCAAGGGTAAAACAGGAATCGGTTTCGGCTGTCGTTGTACTTGACAAGTGTTTCGTTTATCTCATCGGCTGTCAGGTGCGAAACATCCCAATCACCGTTATACGTAAACTCATCACGCAAAGGATTCGTCACACACATGCCGTAACAGCTATTCAGCATTTCCTTACTGTTGAGATATTCCACTTCCTTACCTTTCACACCTTTCAGGGTCGTCTTGTTGGCGTACAGGTGAAGAATAGACTTCACGAACTCTGTAGGCAGATAAGACTTCTTGTAACACCACATATCCACCACCTTTTCTTCTTCCCAAGTGTAGAACATCTTGAAGACGTTATAGTCAACGTTTGTGATAGTCGTTACCACCCTGTCGGCAGAAAAGACCCTACCGTTGTTTTCCACCACGTTTTCCTTGTAGAAGCACTTTGAAACAGACAAGGGCGTGTCCTGTACCTGACAACTCATTATCTTTGTAAATTCGATGTCGAAGACGCAACAGTATGCAGACAGGAAAAACTCAAATTGCTTCTTGCTTTTCACTTTAACATGCACTCCAGAACTCATCGGAAACTGTTCTGCAACCATCACATAAGGGTAACTGCTTGTGAAGTCATAACTGCTCACATTTTCGATTACATCGTCTGTGTGATTCGCATTCGCATGTGTGAAGCCACCACTGAATGCCCTTTGCAGCGTATTGAACTCATCAGCACCGCTTATGTTCAAATCGTGAATCGTGTTTATGTAAGACCAATTCTGCACGGTCTTCCCGAACTCGTCTTCACAGTACAGGCAATGTTTTCGGCAGTACTTCCTTACGAAACCTGTCTTTGTAATCGGTAAATGTGTGATGCCCTTATATCGTTCTATCATTTCCTGAATATAGCACATCACCACTTTAACGTCATTCAGGCAATAACCCAACTCCTTGTCTGTAAGTGGTGTCTTACTGTGTCGCAACAGGGAATAGTCCAAGTCACCTACCATCTTTTCACATTTATACTTCATCAGTTGACCGCCCAACTTAGCCAACGAATAACCTGACAACAGGTAGCTACATCTAAATTCTATACCGGATTCCGTTATTGCGTAAATCGGTTTTCTCAGGTCTATTGAAAAGACCTTGTTCCACGTGAAACGGTTTCTGATAAACTGAAACTCATAGGACAAGTTGTGAACGTAAACTATCAAACGCCTGTCTTCTGACAACTGTAGGTAATCAGATACCGTTTGCATCATTTCAGTAAATTCTTCCCATGTGCGCCCGACTATACAGTAACCGTTTATTCCAAATTGCCACACATACATACAGGAACACTTTTCCAACTTCACACCCAGTTTCACATACTGCTCATAAGACAGGTAATTGTCGCCACACTTGTAGAACGAAGACGTTTCTATGTCAAAGCATACAGGAATATCAAAGAACTTTTGTTTCTTGTTATTCCCACGTAAACAGGAATCGTCAACCGCCATGTCAAGAACGGCTGTTATGTCTTTTGGTGAATAGACTTCATCATGCAAACAAAAATTCTTCTTCTTTTTCATTATAGCCCGAATTTTTTCAATGTACTCATTATACCGCTTTTAATGCTGTTGGCATAGTCCAACACATTCTGTGCGTCTTTTTCCAAGTCCTGTTCTATTGCCTGTTCCAACCTTGCAGCGTCTGTTTCTATTTGGTCTGAAACGTCTGCGGCTTCTGTTTCAAGCTCACCTGTGAAGTCCTTGTATCTCATCAGGTACTGTTCCACGAAGTTTTCATCAGACACAGACAAGAACTTGTCCTGAATCTTCTGTGCCATCATGTCGAACTCGTCTTCTGTCAGGTCGTAGGCATCCATCAGGTGCTTGTTGTACTCTCGCACACCTGTGGCGGTCGATGTAGGCTGTCGTAAGAATCCAACCGCTTTTGCATATTCTGCTTTCAGTTCTTCCCAATCGTGCTTCATCGAAAACTTTGTGAATCCCTTGATGTCACCCTTGTTCAACGCCATAACTGCTGGCGATACAAGACCCTTTGATTCGATGTTCTGAATACGTCTGTTAGCCTGTTGAAAGATTCTTCTTATTTCAGCTTTGTACTCAGGTGAAGCCATCTTTGCTTCAATGATTCTTTGCTTAATAACCGCTTTGTTGAAAGAAAACGTTCTTCCACTAAAGCCTATCGGATTCATTCCCATAACTTCTTAAAATTAAAGGGGCACACCTAAAAGAATAAGTGTACCCCATGTGTGAAACTTCAATTACTTGTTGATGTCAACGAAGTTGATGCCGTAGCATGTCTTTGCGTGTGACTCGTAAGTGTAGATAGTGTAACCTACCTTACCGTCCTTGATAGCCTGTACGGCTTCAACGTTGGCAAGAATCTCACGGAATGTCTCGCCAAGATGCTTTGGCATGTTGACCAACTTCTTAGCCTGTACGTCAATTACTACAGGTGAATCACCCAGAGCCGAACCGTGAACGTACAAACCGTTGATAGGGTGAATCTCGTCAGGTGAAGAAGCCTTTGCTACGTCTGACAACTTGATGTACTCATAGTCTTTGGTATCAATACCGAAAGAAGTCTTGTTGAATGTGTTACTGAAACTAAACATAATTGATAAAATTTAAATGTTAAACTTATTATAAACTGTATTACTTTTCTGATTCGATTCGGTCAATTAACCACTTTCTGAATCTGTTCACCTTGATAACGGCTTTGTCATCGCTGCACATTTCTCTGGTCTGTAGAAGACCGTTTAATGCAGTCAAAGCGTTAAACAGGTTTTCCTGATAGTCGTTTCTGTCTTCCATCACTTCTGAATTTTAATGTAACCACTGTGATTTACCACTGTGGTGTCCGTTGTTACTATAACCGTGCGTCCGTTTGCTTCAACGTTCTGTGAAGTCTTGCAAGAACCAAAGACGCATAAAACTACAAAACTGATAATCGTCCAAAGGACAACTGCACAGGTGGATTCTGCCACCTCAATTTTCTCTTTTTTACTCATCGCTGTACTTACTTTTGTGTTCGATAAACTTAGCCATCAGTCTGTTTTCTGACAAGAAGTCAAGAACAATCTGAAACTCTTTCTGTAACTGTTCCAACAACAGGTCGTCTTTCTTGTCCTGTATCAGAACCTCAGACACCACATGTCTTGCGTCAAATACCGTATCATTTACGGCATTAAGCAAATCTGTCTGCTCATCGGTCAAGTCCTTGCCGATAAAGTCCATGTCGTCGCAAGATTTGCATAAACTCTGAAACACCGTCAAAAGTGCCTTTTCTTTGTTTTCTCTGTCCATATTACCTAATTTTAAATTAAACTTCATTTCTGAATCACGCTGCAAAGATACGGCGATTTTTTGAACCCACCAAATTATTTTTGTTAAAATGTCTTAATTGGAGATTTTTTTCTTTTTTCTCTGTTTTTGCGCTTTTCGGCTTCACCTTATAGAATAAGCCCTGTGCCCTTGTAAGACCCTGTGTGGTGTTGTTGCCCACGGGGTCTTTTTTAATGCCCCACAGGTGGCTTATTTCGCTTCTGTGGCGATGGTGGCTTATGTGGCG